AAAGATGGAGTAATGGTAATGGATATAGAGAAAACAAAAAATTTTATAAAGATATTCAGAAATATGGATGGAATGATGGATTTTCACATGAAATTATAAAAGAAAATATCAGTTACAAAGAAGCAAGAACTTTAGAGAAGTTTTATATATTAAAATATGATTCAGTATTGAAAGGATATAATAATTCTAATTTTAATTTGGGTATAGCGTTTCAATTTGATTTTGATGATATTGTTCCAATAAACAATCCATATGTTGAGAATAAACACAAAGAATATTTTACCAGAGTTCCAAATAGCTTTATTCAGGTAGACATTAAAAAGAAATATCATTTACATAGAATTTTTTATCTTATATATATCTTAATTGATAAACATAGAAGTTATGAAGATCAATCATATATTGTGATTTCAGAGATATTCAATTTATGTAAATATAAACAAACAAAACACAAACCTAAAATATTTTTTGAAATAATCAAATGTTTATTGTTTTTACATGAAAGTAACATGATTAATATTACTTCTGATTTTGATATTCATAGTATTGGATATAATGAATGTATTCAAATGGATATTATACCAGAGAATTTTGACGCAACAGATAAATTCTCAAAAATTACATCTTCGCAGCTTGACTTCATAATGATGAGTGAATCAAGTATTAATAAAGAGAATATATTAATGGCATTCCTTTATATCAATTCTTATATTTTTATTCGTCCAAAAAATAAAAATAATGAAGAAACAATAAGTAATCCTAAATCTAAACCAGAAGCATTTTTTCGCAGCATGGAAAGTATGGCAAAAGAATTGGCAATTTCAAAAGATACATTAAATCAATGTATTCAATGTTTAACTTCTTCTAGCGAAAACCAAAAACCTCTTTTGATAAAAAGAGAAGTAGGTAGTATACAACCAGATCCTAAAAAGCCACCACAAAATGTTCCAAATATCTATGTACTTAATAAAGAAGGATATGAACAAGAAATTGAATGGGCTATTTTAAAGATGCTAGAAGTATATAATGTAGATTCATTTGGAGAATTAACAGGTAAGGATGTGAAATAAATTTGACGGATAGAAAGGACGTTGATGATACACATGATTGAATAAATAAAAAAGAGAATATACATATATAACTATTAACCAGTATCACAAAAAGGAGTGATGCAATTATGAATTTTAAATCAAAGGAGAACATTAAATATGACAGAAACAGAAAACAGAAAAAACCATGAATACAGCTATAACAAAAGCTATAACAAATATTATACTATGCCAAGTAGAGAAGAATTACATAGAGGATATAGTGGTTGGTTAAACGATGCGGATTTCATTATGTCAAGAGGAAATAATCAAAAACAATCAAGAATTGCAGAAAAAATTGCATCCGATTGGCGATTCGATGAACAATGCCATAAAAATATTATTAGTAAAGAAAGAGAGAAAAAATGATGGTTGAAAGAAATTTTGATAACAATAATGAAAATTGTATTGAGTTCTTATCTGGTGAACGATATGCCGTTGCAACTTTTACAAACAGGAAACATATCACTCGTTTGAAGAAAATTTACGCTGAAAGAAAAGATGAGATTAAATACTTTAAAGAAAATAAAGATGGTAGTATTTGTGTGAAATTTCCTCTTAAATGGGTAAAAATAAATCCTGGTTCTATACCTGATCCAAACAAACCCAAAAAAGTATTAACAGAAGAGCAAAAGGAAAAATTGATACAGAATTTGAAGAAATATCGTGAGTCTAAAAAGAAATAGTGTATACCACTACTCTCTTATGTTCAGTTTATTGTAAAATTATAAAGAAATGATAGTCAAATTTCAATTCTACGGTATCTATGGTTAAGTTGTTCCACCTACAACTTAAAATCGAAATTTACCCAAAATTTATCAATATATATTGAGAATAATTAAATAAGGAAAATATCATGAGAAAAATGGATTACAAATATTTCTCAAAAGCCAAGCAGATTGCACAGGTGTCTGATTTTCCAAAGGTACATATCGGATGTATCGCTGTTTATCAAAATCGAATTATTGGAATTGGTTGTAATACAAATAAAACCCATCCCACCCAGAAGTATTATAACCGATACAGAATAGATGACAACGATTTTGATAATTCTGAATCACTTCTACCAAAACTCCACGCAGAAATCAATTGCATAAATCAACTGAAACATTTGAATATTAATTTTTCAAAAGTCAAGTTGTACATATATCGCACTAGAAAAGATATTGTGTGTGGAATGGCTAGACCTTGTGCAAGCTGTATGCAAGCGATAAAGGATCTTGGAATTAGAGAAATATATTATACAACAAATGATGGTTATTCATATGAAAAGTTAGAGAAAGGATGTGTTGCTTAATGGTATGTGCAGGTTGCCACATGAGTTATTGTCCGTCAACGTGTCCTAACTATATTCCTGAGAATGTAACTCACTACTGCTCTATTTGCGGTAATGGAATTTACAATGGAGAAGAATTTATAATGAATGATGGTGATTATGCTCATTGGGAATGTATTGACGGAAAGAATGACTTAGCTGAATGGTTAAATTATGAGATTGGAATTATGGAGGAAAATTAAAATGGGAAGTAAATATTATTGTAACGATTGTGGAGAAATTTACGATAGCTCTTTATTAAGAACTGATTTATATAGTGCGTATGATATGCCTTGTCCTAAAGCAGGATGCAATGGATCAATGTATGAAGTAGATGAATTAATGTTACCAATAATTAAAATTTTGAATGAAAAAGGGTATACAACCAAGTTTTGTTGTTCTGGTCATTATTATCATAGTCCTTCTAGTGGATATTTATGGTTTGAAGAATGGGTTGAATTACCGAATTTACCAGAAGGATTTTCAATTGATAAAAATACAGAAGTTGGAATTTGTATTCGCCCCACAAGAGCATTTGATAAAAATCATTATGAATCTACGGACAAAGATTTTAGCATTATTTGTGACGAAGCAAAGTCTTTATTTGAATGGGCGGTAAATCTCCCAGAAGTGGATTATTAATTGGGGGTGAGTTGCCATTAGTGAATATGGAATTAAGATAAAAAATATAAGTGCAGGTATGTTATATGATGTAAACTTAGGAATTAGAGATTATTTTACATATACTGATGCAATGTTAAATAATAGTTTATTTAGTTTTTTTCTTAAAAATAATGGGTTGAAAATTCATAAAAGTAAAAATAAAAAAAATGAAAGCACACGTGATATTATTTGTTTAGATTATGAATTCGGCAGTCGCTCATATGAAGAAGAAAAACAACGACTTGAAAAATTATTCAAAAATTCTGATGACATTTCTAAAGAACGAATAAAAAATACACTTCAAAAAGTAGAGTCTCAAAAAGATTTATATTCCCCTAAAAAACGTGATGAAATTCGTGAATATTTTTATGAAAATGGTGTTGATGTAACTTATAGACGAAAATCACATAATGAAACTATTGAAGAGGAAACAATTCATTATGAAATGTTATTTCGGACAAGTGCAAAAGCTAAATTGGGACAAGTAATTTTTATTAATAGTAAATTATATGATATTGCTTATGATTGGTTAACAATTGGACTTGGTAAGAAAATGCAATATGATAATGCAAAAATTGTGGAAATGTCAGCATATGCACCTCTCACTACATCTACTATTGTTGGAACAATTTATATTCCGGTTGAAGATATTTTAATTTTAAAAGATCAAGATTCATTTTTTAAAACAATTGCAAATGTGGTAAAAGCTGAAGAATATGTTGATAAAAATAAAAAGACTCAAAAGAAATGTATTGTGTCAAAAGAAGAACGAGAAGTAAAAAACACTATTTGGGATGGAATGGCATTAATTGAAGCTGATGCTAAATATTTAAAACTTCCTTCTTTTGTTAATGGAATGGCATTATTGAGACAACATTTGTTTAAAGCATGTAGTTTTAAAGCATATTTACAATTATTTTTTCAACAATGGTGTAGAGAAAATGGACATGATTATAATACATACAGAGTTCAAGATATGTTTGGCAAATGGCATTATCTAAAAGATATTAAAATGATTACTACTGATAATGCAATTAAATGGAAAAAATTTGCGGATTTAATGGGGAATAACTTAACAGAAGCATATGAATATTGGTGTGCTAAAATTCGTGCAGATAAAAATGTTTGGGGAATTGTAAAAACAGACCACCCAAGTAAACTTGGAGAATATCAACAACTTAGTTATCAAATGATAAATACCCTTCCTTGTACAAGTGATGATGTTAAAGATATTGCAAAAATAAGCATTGATTATATAGAAACACTAAAACAAAATAATGATGAGTTTGAAAAGTTTCTTAGAAAAAACGCAAATGAAGTAAATCATTATGAAATGTTAGCTGATTTATATGCACAAAACCATAATTTTGGAAATAGTAAATTTTTTAGATATGAAAAAAAAGAAATTATTAAGCAATATGTTTTTCGTATGAGAAAAGGAAAGATTATGGTAAACGGTGATAATCTTACTGTATGTGGTAATCCATATGCATTACTACTTTATTCGGTTGGTGAAAATTTTGAAAAAGATCCTTGCTTTAGTCAAGAATTTGGAACTATACAATGTTATACAAAACGTTTTGGCAACAATGAGTATCTAGCAGCATTTCGTAATCCACATAATTCCCCAAATAATGTTTGTTATTTACATAATGTATATTCTAATGAAATGGAAAAATATTTTCCATTTAGCAAAAACATTATTGCTATAAATTGTATTCGTACTGATATTCAAGATAGAGCTAACGGGATGGATGAAGATTCGGATTTTATGTTAGTTACAAATCAGCCAACAATTGTGAGATGTGCAAAAGAATGTTATGAAAATTTCCCGACTATTGTAAATGCTTTAAAAGAATCTGGAATCACATATACAAATAGTAAAAAAGATTATGCCGCGATGGATAATAAGTTTTCAAAATCACGTATGGGAATTGGATATTCAAGCAACCTAGCGCAATTGGCAATGACGTATTATTGGACGGAAAAGCATAAAGAAGATCCAGATAAATCACGTTTAAAAGAATTATATGATAATTTTATTATTCTATCAGTTCTTGCGCAAGTTATTATTGATGGATGTAAACGAGAATATGAAATTGATAGTAATAAAGAAATTGATCGTATAAGTAAGCTTCAATGTATGTCTATGAAAAAATTAATAGGATATACTTCGACTGGTAAATCAAAATATCAAAAATGTGATTTTCCAGAATTTATGAAATACACAAGAGAGATCAAATATACTAAAGATGGAAAAGAACTACCTCAAGAAGAAATAAATGAATCAAAAAACAAATTAAAAAATCGCATCAATGATAATTTATTATGTCCTATGAATTGGCTTGAAAAATGGCTTGATAAAATACAGCATGCTACTACTTCTGATGCATATGAAACTTCTAAGTTTTTTATTAAAATGTCAGGCGATGCAAATAGAAGACAAATGACAAAAATAATGAAAATAATTGAAGATTATGATTCATGTATTAAAATTGTAAAAGCTAATTCAAAAAACAATGATGAATATGTAAAATTTATAATTGAGAAAAATGAAGAAATTATAAATGAATTATCTAAAATGAAAATCAAAAACATTGTTACTATAAATAGACTTATAGAGCTTGCACTTGGACTAAGTTCTGAAAAAGGTGCTTCTAAATCCAGAACATATAATCCAGAAAAACACAAAAGAAAAATATTGAATCTATTGTACAAAATTGACAAAAATAGATTTTTAGCTAATTTTTCTTGTGAATAATGCACCAAAATTACACGATTAAATTGTTAAAAACGCCTGGAAGTGTCTATTTTATTGAATTTTTAAGCTATACTTATAGGGTGTAATATGGAGAGAGAAAACGCAAAATTGTGTGAGTAGGCTTCCACGCTATTGCCAATGCGTGTAATTAAATATGGACTTGCAAGTTTAAAAGTATACTAGGGGCAGACGTAGTATTATCTGCCCTGAAACAAAATAATTAAATGATTAGTTAAAAAGGAGAATCAGTACATGATTTTAAAAGAAGCATATCGCTATCAGAACTTTCTTACAAACCTTATTAGCAATGCACAGACATATCTTGGAAGTGGATCATTTGTCATGACAACTACTTAAAAACATATGAAAAGCAAAGCTAATCCAGAAGCAACTGATGATGATTTGGAAGTTCCAAAATCTTATAATGTAGATTTCACACCAATTCAATTAGTTGATTTCCTAATGGATGCAATTCAAGAAAAGCAAAAGTTGTCTGATGCTATCGCAGAAGCTAAGAAAAATACTGAGATTGATTTGGATTCTTCTTATGCTATGAATAAAACAAAACAGAGCCTTGCTAAAGTCTTCAAGACAATGGCTGGTAGAAAAGCTACTGAGACTGAAAAGCAAGGTCGAGATTATAGATTCAATGTCAACCAGGAGCAGGTTGCTTATACATACACTATCAAAGAAGTTACTAAACTTGACTATGATAGAAATGTAGTTAAAGCACTTGCGAAGAAGTTAGCGAAAGAGACAGATGAAGTTTCAACTAAACTTGATCAGCTTGAGCTTACTACTCTTGTACAACATGAACCTAAGTATGACATGAATGACACACTTGAGGATATTGTGGTGAAGTAAAATTCACCACTACTCTTCTATTTGGATATTCACAAGAGACTAAGATTGATTCGTGATGGTCAATCGGTTCAGATGCAGATGAACTGTGATGCTGCGAGGTAAGATGATAATACCAGAATTGTCATAATTAAAATCTAAAAAGATTATGTCATACATATTATTATAGATATTATTGGGTAAGTATAATTTATACTTAACATTGGAAAATTCAAGATGATTCGTTAATCAAGATTACGTTTCATTAATGCGAAAATGCAAGATTTCATTATTTCGATATTTCAACAATTTGTCAATTCGATAAAACAATATACGTTTCGTTAATAATTAATTCTTAAAAGAAGATATCGGGCGAAAAGCCTAAACATATAAAGGAACGAATTATTCAAATTCAATCGAAACATTTGTGTTTCAGATGAAATTAAAAGATTTTGTGCAATTTTTGTACAATATTTTATTAAATTGGTTGAGATTATGGAGAAATCTTAGTCTGCTATGAATATCTGAATAGAAAATATGTTGGTATAGTAATCGGCGGTTGCACTGTTGTTTCCCCTTTCTTTTAACGGTGCTATCGCTGATTTTCTGTTTATAAAAAATAACGCAGAGTGGAGCAGCTTGGAAGCTCGTCTGGCTCATGCCCAGAAGGTCATAGGTTCAAATCCTATCTCTGCTATTACTCTCCTACTTGGAGAAATAAATGAAAAGGACGTGAATTGTTATAAAAGCAATTAGTAAAAAAGAAATGGAATACCTTATGAAGAAAGGGTTTAAGTTCCATGAAGACATTTTTAAGACATATAGTGGTAAGAATAAATACTACTATAGAGAATGTAATGCTATTAATAAGGCATTAGATGATTACCATAATGGATTAAGTGTTGTGGAATATAAATGACAGGAAAGAAAGACAAAATATATAGGAAAGGTGGTAAGTTACCATCGGAAAGAAAAAGAAAAACAGTGTTAAAATATCATTTGTAGACTCACCATCATCAGAAGATGTTACAGGGAGTCTTATTTATATTTCAACACAGAATCATCGAATTTTAGTTGATTGTGGCTTACATCAGACAAATGACAAGTATAAAGATTTTTTGGTAAACAATCGTAAATATAAAGAATTTAAACCAAAGGACATTGATTTTGTATTTATTACTCATAATCATGGAGATCACTGTTTGTTATTACCGAAATTATATAAAGAAGGATGTAGAGCTGCCACTATTGTTTCAGAAGGATCAAAGCAAGTTTTGAAAGATATGGCAATTGATTCTGCTTTAATTAGTGAAAGAGACATATTGGTTATCAATTCTCAGAATAATAAGAATTATTCTCCACTTTATTCTATAGAAGATGTAAATAAAATGTTGGAATATACACTAGAGAAACCAACAAATGAAAAAATTATCATTGATGATGAATTAGCTTTTGAATTAATTCCAAGTGGTCATCTTCTTGGAAGTTGTCAAGTGAAATTATATTTTACTGTTGATGGACTAACAAAAACCTGTTTAGTTACAGGAGATTTAGGAAATAAGATAATTCATAATAGATTTGTTGGTGAATATCAACAAGTAGATTATGCTGATGTTGTTATTGGAGAATCAACATACGGAGATAGACCAGATTTAAAAACTGGACTTAAAGAACGAAAAAATGATTTAGAAAAATTTAAAGCAATTATAGAAACACAAGTTCATGAAATGAAAGGACGGGTTGTTATCCCAAGTTTTGCGCAATCAAGACTTCAACAACTTGTGCTGATGATTTATGAAATGTATAAAGATTCTCAATGGAAACCAAAAGTATATATAGATTCACCATTGTCTATTAAAATTTTTGATGATTATGAAGAATGCTTAACAGGTGAAGATAAAAAACTTTTTGATGAAATGATTCAAGATAAGATGTTTACTTTTGTAAAAGAATCCGAAGACAGTAAAGCACTTGTACAAAGTAATGAACCTTGTGTAATTTTGTCAACCAGTGGAATGTGCATGGTCGGCAGGATAAGACATCATTTAAAAAAATGTATTCCAAATTCTAATGCTACGATGCTCTTTGTGGGGTTCAGTACAGATGGAAGCCTTGCTTCACTTTTGAAGGATAATAAACGAAAATCTGTTACCATTGATCAAAAAGAATATCCATGTAGATGTGCTTCTTATTCATTAAAATCAATGAGTGGACACGCACCATTCTGGCAACTGATAGATGA